AATTATGCGTATGATAGCAGAGCCGGTCTTAGAAGCACAACACCAACAGATGGCGCACAAGCATTTGTACAGGATTTAGGGTATTTTTCATTCAATTTGGGTTCTACAGAACCAGATGATGATGAAACGTCATTTCGGACAGCAACTGGCGCTTGGCTTCTTACTGCTCCTATTTGGGATACGATTAAAGCACTTGAAACATTTGAGCCAAATGGTGGTAATTTCAGCGTTGAAATTGTAAATACTCTTGCAGGTATTGGCCAAAATTATTTAGCTTGTATATGTGTTTCAATTCCGGGTGCGGCTGAAACTGATGTTCTAACAATCGTTCCACTTGGCGGCGCAAATTGTTTTCCTATGCCATATATGAGATATTCTTCTCCTTCCTGGTGTATCGTAGCTTGGGGAGGACAATGCGCTTGCTGTTCCAGTCCTGTATGTTACGGCGGCGTATGTAAATGGAAAATTCATGTTCAGAAAGTATAAATAGATGACTATAAATAGAATACTAGAAATAATCAAAGGGAGAACACCATGCCAGTGGTAAGAGGTATACGACTTTTAAATGCAATATCGTCAGGAAATACAACCCCTTCCTGTCTTGATACTTTGCTGTCAGATGGTGCACGATTATCAGATGTGACAACTGTATTGCAATCTCCACAATATGCATGTCAATTTGGACAATCAAATAACGCATCATATATTGCAATGCGTTCTAATAATGCAATGACTGCATTATTTTCAAATCCAGTTGGATCATGCGTATTCTATCAAACACCAACATCACGTAATAATATGTTGGCATCATCTTGCTACTACAATTACATGATGGGATTTGGAAGTCAACCGGCAATTGATGCGTTTACTCATTTTGGAAATACAACTTGCATGATGGATTGTGCTTTTAATTCTTGCACAGCATTCTTATCACAAGCTACATCATCAAATACTGACATTACAAAAATGTTAACTTGTAATTGTAGTGTTAGACTATGTTTTATTGGAAAAGCACAGTCTAAACAAGAAGCATTAGGGACTCCTGGTAGACCTGCATTTTGGTTGAGTGATACTTGTGCATTTGGCTACTTAACTTGCTGTATGCTTGATACCGCTTTTGCAAATTCGGTATTCTTAGAAACTCTCAATAGAGATATTGCATGTGTCATGTGTACTCCATCGTTTAATTGTTGCGCTTGGGGTACAGCCGCTGGTGCAAATACATATATTAATAATGCTTGCGCTATCAATGAAGTTGTCAACAAAGGCGCATGTTGTTTGAACTTTACAAGTTGTAATTTCTCATGTTGGTATTCGAGTACATATGGTTATAACTGTATGCTCACAAAACTTGCATCCGGAAATACATATTTCATGGACCAAATTAATGCATTGAATAGTTTTAGACAAAAATCATGTTTGTTTTATCTTTATGAGTGTAAAGAATGTTATAGTTCGTGTATCAATTCTACTCCAGGCGCAACAAAAGCATATCAAGCACAATGTCTTATTAAAACTGAATTGATTGTTCGTGGTGGCGCATTAACACAAAATAATTCAATACAGGCTATGTCAGCAATATTGAATTGTAGAGGACAAAGAATTTGTCCAATGACAATTGCAAATGGATGTCAACTATCAAATACTGAGATTGAATATCTAGGAAAATTCTCCAAATGTAACTATAATGTTATTACTCATGCAGATTCATATTTTACTTTAATTTCTCCAGGATTCTGGAATTCAAGTAGTATGATTGCATGTTTCAGAAATTGTTATTGCTGTTCTATCGATAGAACAACTGCAAACACTTCTGGTTTGACATTAAATTGCTCATTGTACTATACAACAGACAATGCGGCTACATTTAATCGTCTTTGCATACCTCTTCCAGCATGTATTTTCCAACAAGTTTGTGGAAATTGTTGCTGTCAATTCACAGTTAGATATGGTTTAAGTAGTTTTGCATGTTGCAACTACGTATACACTGGTTGGATTATTTCTGATTGCGGTACCGGTTTTGGTGGATGTTGCACTCCAGCATACTTCAAAACAGGACATTCAAGGGTATGTTTGTTTGCTAACAGTCAACCAAATACTGCATCATGGACTCACTTTCCAGATGTTCCATTACCATTCTACACAATCACATTCTGTGATGAATACTTTGCTGGCGTAAGCCCGATGCGAACAGATGGATATCAGAGTACACTAGGACTATGTAATCAAATATGTTGCCAATGTACTGGTCAATATGCTTTAATGTTCTCATTTGGTAAAGTTGGAGATTGTGTTCGAATTAGCTGTGACAACTTTGTTAACTGTGTACCAACTGGTTTAGCATGTTTCACACCAGCAACATGTTGTATTGCATGTAAATCATTACCTGCGGTAACTCATTGTAATTTTGGAACATGTTACGAAGATTATTTCCAAGGACATGGTCAAGGTATTCAACCATATTGTATATATGATCCTTATCAGTCCGCTCCAAACACATGCGGTCCTATGCAATTTGCTCCTCAATCGGCGGCTGTATCTTATACATTGATTTATAAAAATTCAGCAAACACCGCAGACTCAAAAGCATTCCTTGCTGGATGGAGATCATATGCGATGTTATATGGTGGTACAGTAGGTGTTTCGAGCGGTCCTGCATATTCATGTGCTATGGTTCCTAGTAGAGATAATTGGAATTATTACTATAATTGTAATATTTGTGGTCCACTATCTAGAGGTGAAGGATCGCCATATGGATGTGGATATTTCAGAAATTCTCCTGGTTTAAATGTTTGGTGCTATGGCTCTCAAGCAAATAATACAATGATAGGCTCAGAAATTGTTTGTGATGCTATTGGTGGATCCAGTTCGGCTTGGACTAGTTTTTCATTCGGCAATGTTAGAATGATTGGTAATAAACTTGTTATATCTGGAACAATGGGACCTAGAATTTTAATGTGCTGTATTGGCGCCTCAAGCGATTATATAACTAATTATAGCACAAGAAATGGTATGGATTATGTTGCCGCTATGAGTGGTGAACATGGATGTCAAGGTCCATTAAGTCAACTTGGCCACGTAACTGTATTTAATGCTGATGGAGTTGTTGGCACAACTGTATGTTGTTTAGATATTTTCCATTCTGCACCATTTTATCCTGGTTTTGAAGGAAATATTTACTGCCAGGTGGCATGTTGCAGTTATTGTTCTGGAAGATTGTGCTGTGGACCAGCACCATGTCAAGGATATGCCTTAGGTAATTATACAGTAGCTTGTCCGTTTGATTCAAATTCCGCAGGTCTTAAAACATTAAACGTATACGGAACAGCAAATTCGATATTGTCTTTCCCTGTTGTTCCAAACGTAGCTGTGATTGGCAGAACTCCACCTCAATGTGACGGTCTGAGCTGGTGCTGTTGTGGTGCTTATCCTTTATGCATCGCTACTTGTTTTGATTCTCCTGCTTTTTCCTGCTGTTCTGGATTGAATAGTATATTCCGTTCTGACCAATCTTTATATTGCGCCATGAGTTATGAGACTTGCAATGAGATATTTTACACGAATTCGGGATGTAGAGTATGGCCATGCAGTTGTATTTTATCACACTTTTGCAATCCAGGATCAAATGTAATTGTGACGCACATTAAAAGTCACATGTATCAGTATTTTGGTGGAGGTTCTCCAGGTTCTCATCAAGCAATTTACACAGCACCTACAGCAAATCAAGACATGACAGCATATAACTTCTGTTATATCATATCACCAAATATGGATTGGTGTATTTCTTGTTCTGGATGGGTATGTTATAATGCTGGATGTGAATCTACATGCCCATGCTGTAATCTTGTATGTTGTACTGTCTCTGGTGTGTGCATATGTGATCTTATGTGTCGAGCAACTTTTCCAAGAGCGCAACAATTTTATCACGATTATTCAACTTATCCGTGCTGTTCAAGTCCCGCCCGTGTATGTTGCTCTGCAATTGCAGGATGTGGAGGAGTTGGAAATCATCACCTAGTTGTTGCACAAGCAAATAATACATGGCAATGCTCTAGTGCTATTTCTGTTTCTTCTATGTACAAGGAGTGTCCGACTGCTTGTTATAGTCCTTGTTGTTATTGTAATTCGTATAGCACATGGTTTTATATGACTACACCTCCATCGCTGAAAACATGTAATCAATCTGGCGGCGGTAATTGTATGTGGTATGATTTTATTCCACAATTTACCAACCATAATGCCAGTTATTATCCTGGATTCATGGACTCCTCAAACTGTACATGGTTTAATTCGCAATTCATGGGTGCACATTGCATGGCTACATCGCAAAGTCAGTTGTGTTGTTATGGTCTTCCAACTGGAGATGACGCTAAACGTGGTGGATTTACTTGTTTGAATTGGTCTTTATGCTGTACGTTCTCTGTTGATAGTCAATGTTTTCCAATTAAATTCTCAAGGATGACACGTGGTGCAGGCGGTGTTTCAAATGTATCCAATAGCCTTCATGTTGCATATTTTGACTTAGTTCCATACAGATGTACTGTGTCTGGTGGTAGTGGATTCTATGCAAACGGTAATGCATGTCCAGGAACATCTGGATTGACTTGCTGTTTAATGTATGTTAAATCTGATATATTTTATAACACTTTTAGTTAACACCATATGAAACTTATCGTAGAGAATAATCGTGTCATAGCGACAGCGTTTGATGGATATGAAGGACCTCAGAAATGGGTTCCTGCTCCATCAGATTTTGTTGAGTCTAGAGCATTTGAATACACATACATTGATGGTGCTCTTGACTTGCCTATGCTTCCATATCTTGAGATAGAGACACAAAAAAGATTGGATGCATTTGCACAAACAAGAGGATATGAAAATATCAATTCTGCAACGACATATATAAATTCGTCAGTAACAAAATATAAGAATGAAGGTACATATGCTTCTACCGCTAGAGATAGTACTTGGAATGCATTGTACCAAATCATCGATGACGTAACTGATGGTAAGAGAGAAAAAATTATAAACTTTTCTAAAATTGAATCTGAATTGCCAACACTTACTTGGCCAACATAAAAAAATCAAAAAAACTTGACAAATTGAGTTATATATAGTATAGTGTTTGATGTGAAGCAACACTATTCATCTTGAAAGGATTATGAGATAATATGAAAAAAATAATTTATATTGACGGTGGTGCCGGAAGAGCGATTGCGGCACTACCAGCACTTGAAAAATTAGTTAGAAACAAAAAACCCGAAGATGACATAAAAATTGTTGTCATGGGATGGGATAATCTTTATTGGGGTAATCAACTACTTCAAGACATTACATTTAGCGCAGATACAAAAGGTATCTTTGATCTAGTCATTAAAGACGCAGATAAACACATCAGCCCAGAGCCATACAAAGTTCCTGAGTACTACAATCAAAAGGTATCTCTAGCGGAAGCGTTTGACATTGAAATCAATGGTACATATGACCATTCTGATTTGCCTCCACTCAAATTGTATACTACCAAAGCAGAAGAAAAGAATGCGGCTAATTTGATTGCAGATGTAAAGATGCAACAGAAAAAAGACAAGACACTCATCATTCAACCTTATGGTAGAAGTGCAAGAGTTGATCGTGCTGACATTATCGATGACTCTTCTAGAGGTCTTGATTCACATGCATACTTACGTTTAGTTAGAAAACTCTCAACAAAATACAATCTTATTTTGTTTGCAGAAAAACCATTTCACCAGCCAGATGATAACTTTACATTCAAGCCTGAGATGGATTTGAGAATGTGGTCTGCTGTCATTGAAGCGGCTGATTATTTTGTTGGATGTGATTCTGTTGGTCAGCACATGGCAAGAGCATTTGAAAAACCAGGAACTGTTTTCATTGGATCGACATTTGCAAAGAACGTATCTTATCCCGAGTGGTTTAATATTTACGAAAGACAAGGAATTGAAAAGAAATATTCTCCAATTCGCATTTCGGGATTAGACTCTCACTTGGCAGATAGATATAATGACAAGTGCATGGACTTGTCCGATAAAGACGTAGATGATTTGTTTATGTCAATTGTTAAAGATATAGAAAAAAAGGTAGGAAAATAATATGAGTTATAATATTTTAGGTATCAATCCTGGTCATAATGGTTCTGCGGCATTGCTAGTTGATGGTGAAGTCGTATACTACGTTGAAGAAGAAAGATTAAGTCGTTCTAAGTATGACGGTAATCCTTTCAGAGGCATGTTAGACATTATGCAAAAATGGCACGTTGATGAACTTGTCATTGCTGGCACTGGTCAAGAAGAGCATAAACTTCCTTGGACTGGCGAAGATGCGTATACAGCACTTGTTCGTAAATTTTATCCTAATGTAAAAGTTACTAAAATTGGAAACGAACATCATTTAGGACACGCCGCTTCAGCATTCTACAATTCTGGTTTTGATAAAGCAGTTGCAATCATTGTAGATGGTGCTGGTTCTTTCAAGAAAGAAAAAGTGGATGATAAAGATGAAACTCTTACAGCCGAAGGATATGAAACAGAGTCTATCTGGCATTGTGAATATCCAAATAAATTTGCTTTAGTGCGAAAAGTTTATGGTAGCAATGCTGGACCAAAAGTTGAAACTGGTGTATTTGATTTTGACGGCGGTGCAACAACTATCACTAAAGCATATGAAGCAGTGTCTCATTACTTAGGATTTGGTTTTATTGAAGCTGGTAAAACAATGGGTCTTGCGCCATATGGTAAATATGATGATAACATTCCAAGATTGTTTGTTAATAACAGAGGTTCTAAAGACGTTTTCATTCCTGCATATCCAGCAGGTGCGTATATCGATCAAGCAAGATTTCCGTATTTGAGACAGTATACTGATCCTAGAGAATGGCATAAAAATCCTGATGCATTATCTACAGTTGAAAAGAACCTTGCATGGCACATTCAGAATGATACGCAAGAAATAATTGGACACTATATTGAGTCCGCAGTTGAATTGACTGGAACCAATAACATTGTTATTGCTGGTGGTTATGGTTTGAATTGCGTTGCAAATTACTATTTCAAGAAACGTTTTCCACATCTAAACATTTATGTTGAGCCTATTGCACATGATGCCGGAACCTCAATTGGTGCCGCTAAATTAATTTGGCATGCCAATGAACAAGATAGTACAATTCGTGAACAGAAAAGTATCTATTACGGACCTGAGTATTCAAAAGAATTGCTTCAGTATATTCTAGATGGAAACAAAGAAGCTATCAAAGTAACTCCTACTACAAAAGAAGAAGTTGCACAATTAATTGCTGATAGAAATATTGTTTCAATCTTCCAAGGACGTTCTGAAGCTGGTCCTCGTGCATTGGGTAATCGTTCTATTCTTTATGATGCAAGAGATCCAGAAGGTAAAGACAAAGTTAATCTTGTTAAAGGTCGTGAATGGTTTAGACCATTTGCAGGCTCTGTCTTGTTAGAAGATGCAAACGATTGGTTTGATATGGCAGGACTTAAAGAGTCTCCATTTATGATGTATGCAGTCAACGTTGCCGCAGACAAAGTAAATGAAATTCCTTGTGTGACACACGTTGATGATACTTGTCGTGTACAAACTGTTTCCGAAGAAAACAACAAGCACTACTATGAATTGATTAAAGCATACAAAGACATTACTGGTGTTCCAGTTATCTTTAATACTTCATTCAATCTTGCTGGTCATCCTTTAGTTGAGACACTACAAGATGCATTGATGACAATCTACAGTTCTAAATTGAAATATATCTACTTGCCTGAATTGGAAGTTCTTGTCGAAAAGACAATTGACGATCCGACAGAGAAAGTTGAAGCTGAAGAAGTTGAACCAGAAACGGTTACTGAAGAATAAAAAAAAGCCCCGAAAGGGGCTTTTTTGTTATGCAAGAGAATTTGCAAAATCTAGTAGAGAGTTAAAAGTCTTTGTTTTATTCTTTAACTCTTTATTTGCAAATGTATCTAGTTTAGTCTCTGCATCTTCATAACCTGGTGATTTAATTAGAATAGGTTTTGAATGTACAGAATCACCAGCTTTTAAGTTGTACAACTTGTTACCCACAAAATATCCACCCTTGAATGCAACTTTCATCTCATTTTCAGCACGTTTCATCATACCATTGTTTGGCATTGCAAAATGATCTTCTTTCATGTTAGATGTTGAATATAACAGTCCGTCAATCGTAAATATTCCAAATTGGCCAAAATAATTCATCAATTGCTGAACATTAGAATCTACTGCTTGAGTAGTCAACTTGCCTTGACTGATTAAAGGTTCATTAAAGAAGATAACAAGTTTATATCCTTTCATACGAATAGTACGAATTGCATCTAGCGCACCAGGAAGCATTTCGATATCAGATGCAGTAAGAATTGGTTTAGTGTCATTTAAAATTGCACCTCTGTCAATGCCAATTGTTTCTTTAGGAAAGAATGTTGGCCAGTTTTGCTGTTGTTGTTGTTGCATCATGCCTTGTTGAGGTGGTGCACCATAGTTTTGTTGTCCATATGGTGTGCCATACTGTTGCGTCTGTGGCATAGTAGGTGATGGTGGTTGTCCACCAACGTTCATGCTTCTATCTACTGAAAATCTTCCCATTATTAACTCCTATGCAATTTGATAATATTCATTTATACTTCTGAATTTCGTTTGAATTCCGACTTCTCTCAACTTACTTAAATCTGCACAAGTCCAATGCTGATACTTATCTCCATACTCTTTAGGAAAAGGTATAAATTCAATTCTAGCATTCTCTCTATGTGCAATAATTTCTGCAACCCTAGCAAAAGATTCTGCATGGCCAGTGCCTATATTAAAAATACCGCTACTCATTTTATTGAATGCTAAATCTAACTTTGCTTGAACAACATCATCTACACAAACAAAATCTCTAAACATGCTTTCTGAACCAGAAAAGATTATTATCTTTCCAGTCTCTCTTGCTTGCTTAGTGAATTTAGTGATTGGGCTTGCTTGGTCACCTTTGTGCAACTCATTATTGCCATATACATTAAAGTATCTGAGGCCTTGAATGTTAAATTCAAACTTATCGAAGTGTTCAGACCCCATTAATTTGATGATCTTTTTATCGAACAAGTATTTAGTGAATGCATATGGTGTCTGAGGTTGCATTGGCATATTTTCAGCAATCAAAAAATTCGGAGGCATTTGTCCATAGACACTTGCACTAGATGCATACTGTAATGGTATCTTATGTTCAAATGCTTTTTGTAAAATTTTGCCAGAGAAATCGAAATTTCTCTTCATCAACAAAGTTCCATTTAGTTCTCTAGTAGAAGAGATTGCACCCTCATGAAAAATAAACTTGATATTTTCCCAATCAGAGAACGTATCAAAGAATGAATCAGCATCATAGTAATCGCCAAACGTTGCACCGTTTAGATTCATCATTTTATTGCCGTCAGCCAAATCATCGACAACTACGATTTCTGTGATGCCTCTTGCGTTTAATGATTTGATTAAGTTTGAACCTATAAATCCAAATCCGCCGGTGACAAGTATCATTATTGTTCCTTGTTCTGCTGACTGTCTCCAGGCAGAACACGATAATTATCTTGAACACTATCTGGTGTGGAAACTTCTATGATTGTGCCTTCTTCTAGGCAAATAACTTGATGCGGTTGTAGAGGACGATTGCGCCAAACTTCTCCTGCTTTCAGCATCACCTCATGCAGACTTGCGTCTTTAGTCTCAATGAATTTAATCATAAATAAACCATCTAACACATACCAAGACTCATCTTTCTCAGCATGGAAGTGCATACTGAATTTTGCGTCTTTGTTGAACTTCATCAACTTACCGCAATACTTATCGTTGGTAGCCCAAATCAATTCGTGACCCCAACCTTTTTTAACAAAACCTTCTAGTCTTTCCATGTATATCACCTCGTTTATAATATTATACATTATTTAGCAGACAAAATCAAGCAAACTTGAAATGCAATATTTGGTAATGATAAATAGAGTAAAGACATTTTAAGGGGCACATTAAATGAGTACAAGCAAGCCGGCATCTAGAGATGAGTTTAGGGAATTCTGCCTTAGAAGATTGGGTGCGCCTCTCTTAGAGATAAACGTGGATAACGATCAAGTTGAAGACTGCATAGAAATTGCACTTTCATATTATTACGACTATCACTATGACGCAACAGAAAAAGTCTATCTGGCACATCAAGTTACACAAACAGACATTGATAACAAGTATCTTTCAATAGATGATTCTGTCATTGGTGTAATCAATATTCTTCCATTAGGCAATAGTTATTCTACAAACAATCTGTTCAATTTAAGATATCAGATTGCATTGAACGATTTGTTTGCTTTCAACACAGGTCCTTTTGCACCATACTACATGGCATTGCAGAACGTTGCTTTAGCAGAAGAGTTATTTGTTGGTAAACAAGCGATTCGTTTTCAACGTCACTCAAATAAACTATATGTTGACATTGCTTGGGGTGAAAAAGTTGTTCTTGGTGAATACATCATTATCGAAGCGTATCAAAAAATTGATCCAGATGTATACACAGATATGTATAACGACAGATGGCTTCAAAAATATACTACAGCATTAATTAAAAAACAATGGGGTGAAAACTTGAAAAAGTTTGAAGGTATTTCAATGCCAGGTGGAGTTTCTTTTAACGGACAGAAAATTTGGGACGAAGCGGTAGATGAATTACAGACGATGGAATCAGAGATGATTAGTTCATATTCATTGCCTGTTACTGACATGCTAGGCTAATCACATGGCACGTAATCGTTATTTCAATCAATATGCTTTTGTAAAACAAGAGCAAAATTTAATTCATAGTTTAGTCTCTGAAGCTATAAAGATTTATGGTATAGATGGATATTACATTCCAAGAACACAAGTCAACTTGGATAAAATTTATGGTGAAGATGGATTAGTAAAATACGAAGATGCATTGTCTATGGAAATGTACGTCAAGAGTTTTGATGGCTTTCAAGGACAAGAAGATTTCTTATCTAAATTTGGTCTTCAAATTGACGAATCGATTACGTTTCTTGTTGCACAGCATAGATTTATTGAATCACTTAAACCACTAATCAATACTGAGTATGGATATAACATTCGAAATGAAGATGATGGATATCTCATAGATATGCAAACATATGACTACACAGATATTTTAAGACCAAGAGAGGGAGACTTAATTTGGATTCCTTTGCTTGGTTATATGTACGAAATTAAATTTGCAGAGAACATTGAAAATTTTTATCAGTTAGGTGACGTATACACATTCGAAATGCGTTGTGATAGATTTGAATACTCTAGCGAAAAACTTGATACTGGTGTTGCAGAGATCGATGCAATCGAAGATCAATACAGTCTTTCTACTGATAATATTGAGAAAATATTGAATGAAACAGATAGCAGTATTTTTGCTTTAGAAGATGGCACTAGACTCCTTGCAGAAGGAGATACAGTCATACCATTTGAAGTTTCCGCAGATAACGAAGTAATTGGACAAAAAATCATTGATGGAGATATTCTCGACTTCTCTGAACAAAATCCATTTGCACTCACAAGGACTTATTAATATGATGTTCGGTCACGATTTTTACCATGGCACGTTAAGGCGCTATGTTGTTATGTTTGGAAACTTGTTTAATGAAATTCAAGTCGAAAGATATGATGCAGACGGAATTAAACAACAAACAATCAGCGTTCCTATTGAATATTCGCCTAAGCAGAAATTTGTTCAGCGTGTTTTAGGCGATCCGACATTGAATCGTCAAATTGCTGTTACTCTTCCTAGAATGGGTTTTGAGTTTACCAGCATCACATATGCGCCTCAAAGAAAATTGAATAGCGCACATAAAATTGTAAAAGGACTCAATACTGGAGGTAATGATTTTAGTTATACTTACACACCAGTTCCATATGACATTAACTTTTCTTTATATGCATTAGTTCGATATGCAGAAGATGGTACACAAATTGTAGAACAGATTATTCCATTCTTCACACCAGACTGGATTGTTACAATGAAACTTGTTCCTGAATTAGGAATTAATATGGATATACCAATTGAATTAACCAACGTAAGTGTCGATGATTCATATGAAGGCGACTTTGATGGACGTAGAGTTCTTTCATGGCAGATGGATTTTACGATTAAAGGATATCTATTTGGTCCTAGCAGAAAGTTCAAATATATTTCGAATGCAGATGTTAACACTTCACTAACAAATGGGATTAATTCTAACATCATAAATATACAATCATTTAGTGGTGATTCCGAATTTAACGTTAGTGAAACAATTACAAATAATACATGAAAAAATCTGTTAATGATAAATTGAATGACATTTTTGATGTGCAAGGTAAGATTGTTGAACAAGCATCGGTACCTGTAGTAGTAGAACAACCAAAAGAAACTACTGGCGCACCGAATGATGAGTCTATTGATGCTGACTATGAATATGCTAGAGAAAATTTAAAGCTATTCATTGAGCAAGGCAAAGTCGCTATGGAAAACATTATCTTCTTAGCAAAAGAGGGTGAGTCTCCAAGGGCATACGAAGTTGTTGGTCAGTTAATTAAAACGTTATCAGACACGAATAAAGATTTGTTGGACTTAGGTAAAAAAGTAAAAGATTTGAAAAGTAAAAAAGACGATACGCAACAACCACAGCACGTAACGAATGCATTGTTTGTTGGTAGCACAGCAGAACTACAAAAATTAATTGGTAAGAGATGACAGCTAAATCCTATCTAGGAAATTCTTTTTTAAAAGCATCTGGTGTTCCTCTCAATTTTACAAAAGATCAAATTGAAGAATACCTGAAGTGTGCTGACGATCCAATATACTTCATTGAAAGTTATTGTAAGATTGTCACGCTAGATCACGGGCTTCAGCCATTCAAACTATACGATTGTCAAAAGAATAAAGTAAAAGTTATCCATGACAATCGTAAAGTTATTCTTATGGAGGGTCGCCAGCAAGGTAAAACAACAACATCTGCGGCATACATTTTATGGTACACATTGTTTCAAGGAAGCAAGACTGTAGCAATTCTAGCAAACAAAGCGACTGCGGCTAGAGAAGTTTTATATCGTTATCAAATCATGTATGAAAATCTTCCTACATGGCTCCAGCAAGGTGTCACTACATGGAACAAAGGTGACATTGCTTTAGAGAATGGTTCAATCGTATTCACAGCCGCAACAAGCGCATCAGGTATTCGTGGTAAGTCAGTTAACTTGCTGTACGTTGACGAAGCCGCAATCATACCGAACAATGTAGCAGAACAATTCTTTACTTCAGTTTATCCTACGATTTCTGCTGGTGAAACGACAAAGATTCTGTTAAGTTCTACTCCACTAGGATACAATCATTTTTGGAAGTTCTGGAATGACGCAGAGAACGATAGAAATGGATTCGTCAATTTATTCATTCCGTATTGGGAGATTCCTGGTCGTGATGAGAAGTGGGCATCTGAGCAAAGAAGATTGCTTGGTGAGTTGAAGTTTAATCAAGAGGTTCTTTGTAACTTTTTGGGTTCTAGTTTAACGTTAATTGCTTCAGACTCTATAGCGCAAATGTCTGCTGATCCTATCATCTATCAGAAAGATGGGCTTGATATATATGAGAAAGTTGAAAAGGATCACGCATACTGTATCATTGCAGACACCGCTAAAGGTGTTGGTGGTGACTATTCAGCATTCGTAATTCTTGACATATCTCAGATGCCATACAAGATGGTGGGTAAATATAGAAACAATCAAATCAGCCCACTTTTGTATCCATCAGTATTGTATAGAGTCGGCAAAGAATACAATGAAGCATACATTCTAATCGAAATTAACTCTTCAGAACAAGTTGCAGAGATTCTTTATGGTGAGTATGAATATGAAAATATCATCTCTGTTAGCAGAACACCACAAGGACAAATTGTCAATGGGGGCTTTGGTGGAGGAAAAACTCAACTCGGAGTTATTACCGACAAGAAAGTTAAGCGCATTGGCTGTTCTAACTTCAAGTCTTTGGTTGAAGAGAAAAAACTTATTATTACAGATGCTGATACTATAGCAGAAATTTCAACGTTCATCGAAAAGAGAAACAGTTACTCTGCTGATGAAGGATATCACGATGACTTGGTTATGCCTTTAGTGCTATTTTCATGGTTAACAACAAACTCATATTTTAAAGACTTGACAAATATTAATATTAGAAAAGAATTATATGATGCACGTATTAAAATGATTGAAGAGGAAGTCACTCCATTCGGTTTTATAAATACAGGTGAAGAAGAAAATCAATTGGTTGATGTGAGTGGACAGGTTTGGCAGATAGAAAATTATCACAAATCTGATTTTTTATAAATAAATTAAACAAACCTAACAACAAAACATCATTATAACAAGGAGAATTCAATGGCTATAAGTCTAATTTCACCAGGAATCAAGATTACCGAAACAGATTTGGTATCTTCCTCACAGTCGGTATCTACAACATCTGGCGCATTTGCTGG